GCCTTCCTTATCCGCATCTTCACGAATAGGAAGCTCAGCAAGCTTAAGCTCTTTCTTCTTCAGCAACTGGCACTGGTTCTTGTAGTATTCCTTAACACAGGCTTTAACTGAGTCTTGGAATTCTTTAACTTCGTCTGGTTCACAAATCAAACTGACCGAGTACTCTCCGTCTGGTTTGAATTTGGTATCTGGTTCATTTAGCTTTGGGTAACTTGCTACACCTTTAGGCGAGACAAGCTTTATGATTCTGTCGTTCATTTATGGTTTCTCCTTTTTGGTTTATTTTACAGACACTTCAGTATCTGCATCATCCAAGGTTTCTCTTGGAAAATTGTCGGTTGGGGCGAACTGCAACACGTAGTTCTTTGGCCAACGAAATCCGCTTGCGTATAAGAAAATCTGGCAAGTATTAAGAACATCGCTGAGTGTGTTAGCATCGGTTTTGATGGTGGTTTGTCTTTCAGGCAAGCCGTTGTACTTTTCCATATGGGTAAAAGTTATAACGTGTACCCCATCTTCTTCAGAGTTAAACTGGTCTTGTGTTTGGTTCATCACACAAATAAATAGTTAGCCGAAAGCAGTTGTCCAGTGTCGAACCCACCCCTGTTAAAACTATTAGGAAAACTACTAGAAGGATTAAGCTGGCTAATAGCTTGCTTGTATTCCAGAAGCCGATCCACCTTGAAAATGTTGAGCATTGCAAGCTTTATCTTTTCTGCCAACTCCGAAAGATCCGTTACGTGTGTTCCAAAACAATCGTGAACACCTACAACGCTTCCTTCGAATTCGCATAGGGCAAGATGAAGAATACTTGCATCAATACTATGGATGAAGTTAGGAGCTACCGAAAGACGTTGCTTGGATAGGTGAACCTTTTTGTGGTTTTCTTTTTGTAGCATTATGTATCGCAACTTACCCAGGAGGCTTGTCTTTACGATGAGTCCACTGCTTGCCATATAAGGCTGAACCACAAGCATCCCACTAGGCGAAGTCCAGCACACTGGTTTGTTAGCCTTTGCTACTGGTGTAGCTACATCCGTGATCCACTGCATACATAGCTTTCCCTTTGGTAGGAACTTCTCAACAGCTTCAACAGCTTTCTTGGCTAAATACATTGTGCCCTTCCAGAAGTCTGGCATATCCTTTGGCACTACCTTGTACTTGTCCCTGTACCAAGCCTCAATACCTGCACGTATCCCATAAAGCGTAGCACCATACGGAAGAGTCATACAAACAGGCTTGGTCAACTCTCTGTCTAAAGCTTTGGATGCCCAGAACTTTCCGTAGTCGCTTTGGTCTTCCCTTACAAGTATGTTTAACTCTCCCAGCACCTTGCCATAAATGTCTGAGGGATGTTCCTTTTGTACTAGGTTAACGTGCTCCGCACTTGTCTCATCCCCTGTGAGAAGGGCAAGAATCTGTAGCCCACTAGCAGTGCAATCTAAAGTAATCGGAAGATGGCTTTGAAAGTTAGGCTTGGTGTGGGCATCGTTGTACTCCTTGCACCATCTAAGGAATTGCCAAGGTTCTTTAGCTTCTTGCCACCACCTGGAATTCCAAGGCTCATCTACGCTTCTTTTAATTTTAAAATCGTTTGTCTTAGCCCAATGCAAAGCCTCGTTATCGTCACCCTTATTCCCAAACAGCTTAAAGCCGTACCTAACAAGGGGCATAAGGTCTTGCTCCATCTTTATACCAACCCCCTTGGTAAACTCTAGCAGTGCCTTAGCATAGTCCGAACCTTGCGGGGTAAGTGCGTCTGGAACGTAGTAAACTCTGCCTCTAAAATCCAACTGGCAGGGGAAGTAAAAGCCTACCTCATTCAAAAGCTTTTCAGCCGTGTATAGAGTTTGAGCTAAAGCTAAACGTTGGCTTCTGTACTGAGCATTCTTTGAATAGGCGTAAGCGGTCTGTCTGCTATAGGCTTTGATCTCTTCCTTTGTAGCTCCAGGTTTAGGCTTGGAAGGAATTGTCAACAACTTGTTCATAGGTACTTCCTTGCCATCATCGATTCCATTCTTCCAAAAGCTTTGCATCACTTCAAAGATCCACCTGTTCACCCGCCAAGAAGTGCTTTGCATATTGTTAACCGCATTGAACACCTCATCCTTAGTGTTCTTTACGATATGATCTAAAGACTCTTTGTTCCTTGTCTTAATAAAAGAGTACTCAAGTTGCTTGTCCCTGTAGCCCCCAACACTACGTTCCTTTATCCAAGCTAGGGGCACTTCAAGAGAGGGAAGCTTTCTAGGGTTCAGGAATGCTTTAGCTTCCTCATAGCGGGTGATCCACTGCATACACTCATCTGTAGCTATGACTATGTTTACCCACCGCTTTGGCGATTCCCAACGCTTGTGGATCTTAACTAGGTTAGTGCTTTCAATAAACAAACCAAGGCACACCGAGCCGATATGGAGTCTCTCAGTAGGCGTAAGGTACTTAACTTTAAGGCCAACACTCTTCATAGTACTAAAGGCACATCGCTTTCTAAACTCGTAGCCAACCTTGGTTTTCATCAGCCTTTGCTTAGATCGCTCAGCATAGGTTGGGTTGTGCTTCTCTAGTTTCTTAAAGTTAATTTCAGCTTCAATCGCTTCACCAATCTTTATACAAACTCTAGTGTAAGGCTTCTGAGTAGACACCGCATTCAATATGGTCTTAGCCGAGATGAATGCCACAACGTTAGGCTTTAGCTTTCCAATATGCTTAACCGCAGTGTGCCTAGCTCCAGGTATCTTTTTAGCCCTAACTGCCCACCTGCTTATCGAATGGGCATACAGATCAATACACCCAGATAGAAGCCTGTTCACCGCAGGTCGAGCCGTTTCGTTCTGCTTGTGGATGTACTTAGCCCTGCTTTCGTTGTGCCGAACCACCCCACCAGACACCATCTCCTTATCCAAATCTTCTTGGCGTAAGCTCATCCTCTTTTTACTTAAGGAGCGATAACTTCTACGTCAGAGGGGAGTGGAGTTTGGGATTGCTTAAAGATTCGTTTAGCTAACCCAGAATTAGGCTCAAACATAACACACTTAAATTCCTCGTTTACTGGAGGACGCATCGCAAAGTAAGCCTCAATTGAACCTTTATCTAAAGTGAATCTAGTGCAAAAGGATGAGTAAGTGCAGTGCTCAAACGTACACTTAATATCTAAGCTCATTTTAGTAGCTCCACAAATACAGGAGTTGCCTCTCCCACATAAGCTCCTTCTACATTAAAAGAGAAGTATTCTTCAGCTTCTGTACGACTCATCTTATCTCTTTTCATAAGAATCTTAATACACTTATGCTTATCGTAGGCTACGGATAAAGGCTTATCAAAGCTCCACCCTACACCGAGGATTGCTTCATCAAATCCATCAGCAAAGAGCAGAGGCTTGTAATCGTGCTGTTCCTGTATCCGTTCCCTAAGTAAACTCATACCATCTCTAAAGCCTCCCTTGCCCTGTCCAACTGATTGGGCGAAAGGTGAGCATACCTCATCGTTACCTGTATGTTCTTATGTCCCATAAACTCCTTAATAGTTACTATAGGAACACCTGCCTGTGCAAGCCTAGAAGCACACGTATGCCTTAGACAATGAGGAACAAACTGATCGTCTGCCTCAAAGCCAATAGCTTTCTTGGCCTTCTGCCAGAGGTAATGTAGCTCAGCGTAGGTAATGGTCTTAAACACTCGCTCAGTACTCTCTGGATTGGCAGAACCATCCAACAAGGCTACCAACCGCTTTGTTAGGGGAACTGACCTTGGGCTTCCGTTTTTAGTATCCCAGAAGGTTGCCGTACTATTCTTAATGTCCTTCCAGGTTACACTTAATGCTTCCCCTGCTCTCGCCCCTGTATCCAAAAGAAACACAATAAGCGTACCAACATCCACCCGATTGGCTTTATAAAAATACTCAACAAGAGTCTGTTCCTCGCCCTTGGTGAGCCAACGTATTCTGCCAGTAGCTTCCTTTTTCTTTTCAATGCGTGGAGTCTTGGTAATAAACTCACGCTCAAGTGCAAAGCGAAGCATCTTTGATAATGCCGAAAGCTTTCTGTTAATCGTGCCATTGGTATTCTGTTTGGTCTGTAAGCTTTCCACATAGGCATCAATCTGCTGAACACTTAAATCCTTTAGCGGAGTATCCCCGCCAAAGAATGCAACAGCAGAAGCCGTGTTGACTGAAGCAGTAGCCTCACTCTTTGTTCCCTTCCATAGCCTGTTCATTGCTAAGCTTTGTAGCTCAGCCCAAGTCACCTGTTTATCGTTCATTTCCTACCTCCTCGTAGTTTGTTTGGTTTATCTAATTGCATAAGAGTGTCAAGTAACGTCCTAAAGAACGCACTCTTCTTTCCTCTTGTGTATTGCTTAGCTTTCTGAGTAATCCAAGCATCCTGTTCCTTTGAGATATTAAACCCAAAGGTCATACAGAACTCTCCTTCTTCAGCCCTTACTTCTTCTGGATAGGAAAGGGCACTTAAATCCTTTAGCTTTGCTATCTCCAGTTTAGCTTCTTCAATCAGTTTCAAATCTAGTTTCATAATTGTCCTCTCTTTGCTCTTGCCACTTGGCTACCCAACACTTTTGCCAACGTCATACTTGCCACAATGTAATGAGGCCAGCAGGTGTCGCATACACAATCAAAGTCAGCAGTTTCCGCAAATAAAGCAGAAGCAGTGTCTCCAGTTTTCTTTGTCATTTTCTTCCTCATATCAATACCACAGATCCCGCACGAAGGTACTTCATCCATATTCTGTTCATAACATTCTTGATTCATAAGACACTTAAAGAACACTTAACTATCATAAATTATGCTTTATACAATCCGCATCTGAGGGGGTCGAACCCTCAAATGCTTTAGGCTTACTTTAATTAATCAACGTACTTGAACGCAAGGTTCTCGTCCGTCCACGGCTTAATCGTGATTATGTAGTGGATGCGGTTGACAAAGTGAAACCCTGCCACAATTGTGGGCACTCCATTGTCATCGTCCAATAACGTCCAAATATGATTAGGATTTTGGCTTCTCACAAAATCAAGATCTTCATCGTAAGTTTCGAATCCCATATTACCCTCTTCTCGGTAGATTGGGATGTAATCGTCAATGCTAGGCTTTGGCTTTCTCATTTTAGTACCTCCCCATATCCATCGCATTTTTCGCAATGGGAAGGCATTCCATTTGGCCAAGTGTTTTTAATATCTAATCCCGATCCATTACAGGTTGTGCAGGTGTTCATTTGGTTTCCTCCTTATTCTGCATTGCGTACTTCATCCCCAAGCCGAACATATGTTGATACGTTGTCTTAAGGTGAATAATCATCTCGGCAATTTCATCGGGCGGGTAAGTCTCAAAGGGTTGCCACACTTCGATACCCTCTGGAATATCTGACCCGCAATCTTCAAGTGCCTCCACAATCTGTGCCCCTGTGGTGAACTTCTTTTCATCCCAACTTGAAAGGTAGTGCCCACAAGCTTCTTTTAGATAATCTGGTTTATTCATTTTAATATTCTCCTTTTTATTAAAGTACGCTTAGGTACTTCTTTAATACTTTGTAATCTTCAATTGATACTTCTTTTACCTCTCCAACTGAGGAGAGAATATCCCCGCCATTGTGCCAGTATCCATTTGAATACTCATCTTTCTCCGCTTTTTCTCCATTGTACCAGTTTTTCGAAACTTTATCCGCATACTCAAACGGATCACTTGCCGTTTTAAACAGGTACTTAGTCGTGTGGGTATATTCCCCTTGCTGTTCTTCAAGTTCTGAATAGTAATATTTTAGTTTGGTTTTCATTATCTTTCGTTTTTCTCCTTATATTCTTCGGTTATGTTTGTCCACTTAACTTGGTGAGCATCAAAATAAATGTCTCGCTCCTCTGCGAACATTAATTCATTCACCTGTAGTGGATTGTTTGGGAACGCATTACAGATACCCCGCATAAGGATCTCTTTAATGTCCTGTTCCGTATGGTGTGCTTTAATAGTCAAACTAATGTCTACCTTTAGTCTAACCTCCTGTTTCATTCTTCCGTCTATTGTCATTTGGTTTCCTCCTGTTGGTTTATGTATTGAACTCTAACGAGGAACACACGTCCCCCTTTCTCCTCAGAGTTGCACTTACACTTACACTTAACTATCACATTCACCCTTCCTTTCGGTTGGGTAAAAGATTTTTGGTTTGTTTTATTTTTCACTTGGTTTTTCTCCTGCCTTTGCATTCAATTGCACCTCGTAAAGTTCGGCTAGTTCCTCCGCATTCATAAGGCGGGGATCTTTTTTTGGTTTGGGCATCATAACTCTACTTACCTTTTTAATGCTGAAAGCGTTGCAAGGGTTAGAAGCAAGGCATAAAGGAACAGGTAAAAGAATATCGTTTTTTTAGTGTGCCCCATAAATCACAATCCTTTCCCGCTTATCCCAACACTTGCGACAATCTAAACACTTGTGCCCCTGTTGAGGGGCGGGGCAGGTGGCAACTCCATCCAACCTAGTCACCCCCGATACTACTGCCCCAAGCTTATCCGCAATCGTTAGGGGCAATTCGCCATCGATCATATATGCTGAAAGGCGAATAGTAAGATTCGGCGGGATGCTTCCCCCCTGTGCTATGTAATCCCCGATTAATTTATATTCTCGACTAGGTAGCCAAAAAGAGACGTTGGGAAGTAGAGTAGCAATTTGACAGATCCTGTCTAAGTGCTCGAAGCTTTGCAAGTCTCCTGAATCGTGCCACCTAAAGAACTGATTCCCATCGCACTTTATAAGGTAAACCATCGCTTCCACCCATCGTTTATGCTTAATTGCTTTAAATCGCCTAGCCATCGCATTCACTACGTTAGGATAATTAAAGTTGTTCCTAAAAGCGTAGCAGATCCTACAGGTCGAATTTAAAATCTTTCTAAGCTTTGCCCCAACTTTACAATGTTTGGCGGGGATTGAATAAGCTTTGCAAGGCATTTTCGAGGGGGAAGACAATCCCCCTGTGATCTGTAGGGCTTTTTCCTCATTCATTGCCCCACGTGTTGAAATGATAGTTGATGATAGTTTTTTGGTATTCATATTAAGAATTTTCCTTTTTATAATGGAAGAGGCGAAGGGAGGATTGAACTCCCCCCGCCTCCCCTGTGTGACTAGCTAACCAAGACAGGGAGAGTCTCTCCCCTTTGGATCGCTTCGCTTGCGTCCCAAAGTTTGCGGTTTATGTCGATGCTTTGGGATATACTGCGGATAGTTCGCATCCTGCGAGGGCGTATGTCCATTCCCTGAGAAGTTCGGCGGGGCATACTCACGTTAAACCCTCCCCGAATAACGTTTTCTTGTATGCGATTAAAGACGTGCCAAAGGCTAGGCGAAGCGTCTTCAACCCTACGGATTTTTACTACCTCTTCAATTCTGCGGGTGAACTCTTCCCGCATAAACTCCACTCCCACCCCCGCCTCTTCTAGGCGTTGGGCGGTCTTGGTGAAGTTATCCCCGCCAAAGTACTCCCGCCAACGTAGGCCAACGGCAAACCCCGCAAGGTTACGCTGTTGGGAGTCGTTAAGGGTGATACCTTGCCATTCTTTAATCACTAGCGAGGAGCGTTGAAGATCCGTTTCAGTGTGTGCAACGGCTTCCCCCAAAGCTTCCCCAAGCTTGTTTAATGATAGCGAATGACGAATTCGGATTGATGAGTATTGAGTGCCTACCATTAATCCATTGGTGCAAATTAGGCGGTAGAATCCTGCGAATAATTCAAAGGATGCCGAACCATCATTGGCATTCCTTAAGTTAATTCGGGGAAGGTATTCCCCCACTTGCTTCTCTTCTCCTATTCTCGCCAAGCTTACGAAATGTTTGGCGAATGCTCTACGCTCAACGTCACGTGAACGCACTTGCGAGGAAGCAAAGGGTTTCCACCCTAACCCCTCGAACTGGCTCATAACATCTGCTGTTCGAATGTTGTTAAAACGTGGAGTGGTAGTCTGCTCGAATCGTCCACGTTGGTTTAATGTGTCTTGGATTAGTATATTCATTATTTGATCCTCCTGTTCAATTCGTTTACGATTTCAATTCCATATTTTGACGTGTGCTGATTTTTTACCATTAGTGCATCCAACTTGTCTCTAAGTTGAAAGCGTTTCATTTTATTGATTTTCTTATTCTTCATTTGATTTTCTCCTGTTCGGCCTATTTTAATTTTCCGATGAGGATGCCGAATATAATCCCCAAAGGAAATGCGAGTGCTACGGCACTGGCGAGTGTGTTTGAGTCGATGAAGGTTTGATTCATAAAGTGAAATTATCAGTATATTGAAAATAGTCAATGGGGTATTTTTAGTTATTAGAAAGGCTAATTAAAGGGAGTTTAAGAACTAATAGGAGAATGATAGCGATGATAGTTTTTGGGAAAGGCGTTTGAGAATGATAGCGATGATAGTTTTTGGGAATTGAAAATGGAACGAAAAGAAAAGGGAAAGTTTTTAGAACAGGGATAGGAAAAGCTTTTTAAAGTGAGTTTAAAAAAAGTTTCAAGGCATCAAATAAACTCAAATTAAAGTGAGTTTAAGCAGATTCCTTTAAAAACGTTTTAATGCTGAAGGGGAGCAGATCCCGACAAGATCCCGATTCGATTAGATTAATAGACTAGTGAAAGGTAATGATGATTAATGCGTTCCCTTCTCCTTAAGTCTTTTCCCTTGGCTTTTCTTTTTTTATTGTCTCAAAAATCCTGCAATTTGAAAGCGAAAGGGGGGTAAGGGGGGAAAACACGAAAACTTGTGCGTATATAAAGCCTTTCAAAATTTTCTACCAAAAAGTAAGGGTTTTGTAAGGAGGAGAACGGATAACCCTTAAACCGCTACGCAGGATAGAACAGGGTAGGAGAACCCAATCATAAGGAACTTCTAATGTTTATATGTTCCATAAGCTTTAACCATATTCTATAAATACATAATCTACCTGGAATCCTGACCCACCTTAAGTCTATAAGTAGATTTGTCTTGACATCTCTTATTATTATCTATATGTATACTACAAGTTAGCTTTAAGTTAACTTCAAGTATACTAATCAGTTTACTTATATATTATCTTATTAATATATTATATAGTATATATTAAAGATATAACTTAAACATTATCCTTAAGTTAACTTCAAGTTAACCTTAAGCCAGTGCCAAGAACTCTTGTCTTTCCCTATCGTACCTTTTCTTAAGTCCACTACCAAATAAAGCCCACCAATTGCCTTTTACAATTGTTCCCTTTATTACAATAGTGTCGATCCTGTCTCCGTAAGTCTTTTTGTCATACTCTTCCCTAACTTCCCTAAGCTTGTTTTGGAATTCTAAATTAGTCATCCTATTGATGATGTCTATGGTTTCAGGCTTTATGGTTTGGGATGATGTTTCAATTGGCATACCAGCAATTGAATTAAGAATAGCTCTACATCCACCTTCACCCCTAAGATGAGCAACACTCATAATACTAGCTTTGACTCCAGGGTTAGAAAACAGGATAGCTCCAGCATTAATAGCTCTTTCGTTAAGAAGTTCGGATATGCGGTTCTTAACTTCTTTGGAGTTTATTCCGTGAGCACGTACAAGCTTATGGATAGATGGGAAGTCCTTATGGTCTTCCCTAAAGCCGAAGTATTCCTTTTTGCCTGACTGAATGGTAAAGCCTCCTTCAGACTTCATAATGCGATCCACAATAGTGGGATCTAGGGAAAGAGACACGGAGGTAGGAGCTAAAAGGCTAGAATTACTTCTGCTTACTAGTAGGTTTTTTAGGAGCGATAGGGGCAAGTTCCATACGCACAGGTTCAGTACGGACACCACCACCAAGCTCCATAGAGGGAATTTCAAGTGCCAGCTTCTGGGTACTTGGTTGTACTTCTGAGGTTGAACCACCATTATTAGCGGTTTGTAGCGTTTGGGGGGTATCTACCCCTTGGCTAGCATTCATCGGCCCTTGTAGGGGCATCCCAGGTCCAAATTTAGGGCTTATAAAGCCTGTTTTAGTACCCTTGGGAAGAAATGGGCTAATATTGCGGAGATCGTATTTAGATGGTTCTAGGTTCATAGGGTAAGCCAGCTTTTAGGTTTAGACCTGTTACCAATAGCTGATTCCATAAACTTGTCTAGCTCTTTTTGAAACAATTCATCTTTGTGTTGTTTGTGGGCTAGTTCGGTATCCCTAGCCATAGCTTGCACCCAATAGCTTACGGCAATTGCTAGGGCATCCAATCTATCGTCTTGGGCTAGGCTACCCTTATCCCTGGTAAGCCTACTCATCTGATAAAATAGTCTATATCTAGCAAGAGTCTCACCATCCCCTTCAATGCTTTGAAAATCCTTTTCGATTACCTTTGGGTCAACGATAAGTCTGTGCTGGTTCATTACAGGCTCAAGGGTGTCGATGATTCGCTTTTCCTTTTGAGTGGAGTGACGTACCTCTTCAATGGTGCAAGGATGGATTCTGCCGAATACAGGTTTGATAAGTTCACCAAACATTCCGTCACCAAAATTTGCTTCGTAGATTGCGTAGTTACATCCGTGTAGCTTGGCTTGACGCACGATTGTTTCCAGCGTCTCCATTGTGTATCCAGACCTAAACCCGCCTATGTCAACCAGGAAGAGTTGTCCGTGAAG